AGGCAGGGCACCACCACATACCCCCTGTCTCCTTTTAAGGATTATTTATGAGTTTAGGATTTGACGCAATATCAGCACTACCATTTGCTACATCGGGACCAGATAGTGATGTAACTTTTGCAGTTACAGGAAATCAGGTAACTATTAGCATTGGAGATCCAGGTATTACAGCTGATTCTATTACAGAAATACCTAATCCAAATCCATTAACTCTAGGTTTTGGTAGTTTAACAATTCAAGGAGACGCAAACTTTGGTGTTACTGGCTCTCAAGTAGCAATAGCTATTGGTACTGTTACAGTAAGTGCAGATGCTAATATAACTCCAAGTGGAAATCAGGTTGTAATTTCTTCAGGAACTGTTACAGTAACAGGACAGGCTAATGTTTCACCTACAGGAAGCCCTTTAACGCTTGCTACAGGTACAGCACAAGCTATAACATGGAGTGAAATAATACCAGGAGCAAACATGGTCTGGACACCAATAGATCCAGGAGTATAAAATTATGGCATCAAGTTATTCATCAGATATAAAATTAGAAATTATTACAACCGGCGAAAAAGCTGGCCAATGGGGTGGTATTACTAATACCAACTTACAAATATTAGAACAATCATCATCAGGAGTTTTAGATGTAGATATGGCTTCAGGTAGTGTTACTTTACTACTAACAGATGGTGCAACATCAAATGGTAAAAATGCATATTTAAGATTATTTGGAACTTTAGGTGGAGAT